TGATCCACGCCGGGTTGTTGGTCCACGCCGACTTCATCGAACCGTCCCAGGTACCGGTGTACGTGCGCAGGATCGGGTCATAATTGCTCGGCACCATCCAGCGCCGCGCCTTGCACTTCACGGTGACAGCCGGGATGTTGGTGAACTGCTCGGCATCGAATTCGATGTAGAGCAACGCAGTATTCGGGTACCGCAGCTTGGCGTCGATGACTTCTGTATAACCGGCCACCAGCATGGTATCGGCGATCTTATTGGTGTTCTGGTTGGGCGTCAGGCGGCGCACGCGGATCTGCCAGCCGGTAGTGGCGTCAGGCAGATCAATGCGGCGCGAGCGCTCGTAACGTGTCGTGGTCTTGCCGTCGACAGCATCGACCAACATTTGCTGGTAGGCACCGCCATCGGTGGCAACGTCGATGGCGTACTCGATGCGGTAGCCGCCAACATTGCCCTCGTCGTCAGAGCGTTGCAGCGCCGGCCAGGCCAAACGCATGCGCACAGCCGAAAGCTGGGTGTTGGTGATTGAGCGCACCCACGGTGCATCGCTGCGCAACTCGACGTTCAGCGAGGTCTCGTTCTCGACTGCCGGGATGCCTGGGATATAGGTCTGATCAACCGAACCTGGGCGCCAGTCCCACTTCACATTGGGGAAGTTGTAGTTACCGCCGGCATCACGGATCGGCGTGTTGTCCAGGTAAATGTCGTAATCGGTCGGGACTTCATCGAATTCGCCCTCGCCCACGGCGATCAGGAGCTTTGCCAGGTTGGTCGAGCGCAGGCTGTCGCTGGCTTCGGAAGGCGACTTCGGCTTGCTACTGCCGCCCTTCTCGCCGCTGATGTCCATCTGTAGAGCTGCGCCCATGCTTTCCTCCAGGCATTAAAAAACCGCCTCGCGGGCGGTCTGTGTGTTGCGCTCTGATTACGCTTTGTCTTCGGCCAGGATCGAAGCCGAGATGATCATCCCGCCCCACCGCCGCTCGCCGATGCAGATCGGCACAGGGTTGCCGCTGGCTGTGGTGTTCTTGGCGCTGCCGAAGGCGTAGGACGGGGCGTTCTCGGGGGACGAACTCTGCTTCAGGCCTGAGGCCTGTGGGCTGAGCATCTGGATGACGCCGCCAATAGCCATGGATGCGCCAGCGGCATACAAAAACGGCGAGGCAGCAGCGAGCGGAGTAAAGGAAAGCGCATACGCTGCAGCGATCAGCACCGTACCAACGATAGTCTGCAAGCCTCCGGCCCGCTTACTGCCCGCAATGACCGGCACAATCCGAATTTCCTTGGTGCCACCAAGTTCAAAGCCATCCAGCCCAACATTCTTGCGGTTGCGAAAAACAGCGAACGTCAGGCCCATCCGATCAAGGCGGCGTATTTCTTCCGCGAATCCCTCTACGGCAGCGTTCAGGGCACGAAACACTTCTGCCGTTGAGCCGCCATCGAGCAGGAATGGCTGGCTGCGGAAGAATTTTTTCGCCAGAGAGCCAGAGAGCTTAACTGTCGTCATCGGGGTGTACGTAATTGCAGAATGCATGCCGATCTCCGGGCAATAAAAAACCGCCCGGAGGCGGTCAGTTCAAAGCGTGGTGGGTAGAATGTCGATCTGCCCATCGCCGCCAGTAAACACACGATATTTCTTCAGCACTCCATCTTTCATGACTGCCTCTCGCTCTACGCGGTCAGCCCCTATTGAGCATACGCCCGACCCAGTGTAGGCCGCTCCAACCAGCACAGATTCAGGCGGCAGGAAGAACGACGCCTTCTGACCTGGGTCAAGCTTGGCGGCCTGCTTGCCGTCAATGAAAACCGCCATTGAGCAAAAGCTACCAGTGTGCCCAGAGTCGCGAATCACCTGAAGGGTGCCATAGGCGCCCGACGGTTTGCTCTGATAAGCCGTCAACTGACTGACCGGTGCTTGCTTAGCCTGGTCGGATGGAGTCGGCGAAGTCGCACACCCCGCCAAAAGCGCTACTGCCAACGCCCCTACGATCAATTTCATGCAGGTCACTCCTGTGGGAAAGTGCTGGAAGTGTTGTACTTAACCTCCCAATAAAGCACTTCAGATAAGATTACTGCGGCGACCCTTTACCTACAGTTTCGCTTTGAGAAATTCTGCGTAGATCGCTTAGTACTCGCTCACTGTTGGCGATGTGCAGCATCGCCTCGCCAGCTCGAAACTCTTCTCGAATATCGTAATCAGCGATTGCTCTCATCTGCTTCTGTTTGCGAATTGTTCGGCCTAATGCTGCTAATCCCCTACCGGCAAGCTCATAGCGATAAATTAAGCGTTCGTGTGTTGCGAGTTTTTTGTCTGCAGGGCATTGCGGAAGCTTTAGAATTCCGGCTGCAGCTAATGCTTCGTGGTAAAGCGCGTAATAGCTTCGGCTTACCGCCGCCCTGGCGCAACACTCACCATCTGCTCCGGCCAGCTCTTTGGCCAACCCCAACAGATCGCTGCTAGATACCGACATTGTAGGCGACTCCAATATCCTTGAGAGAACCCACTGCATGAGGGTATACGCCGATAGAAAAAATACTGTCAATCGGCCCTTCAAACTGCGCCGAAAGTGCCGTATCGATCTCGCGATCGATATCAACAAGACGCTCGATATCATCACGAACCACGAAGCGAAACAATATTCCCTCGCCACGCATTGCAAAGACGTCATAACCAATGAAGGGATGGTATGACATTTTCTTGACTATCTCGGCTGCTACTGCGAGCCGATCAGAAACTTCGCGATCATTGCCGTTAATTTCTTCAATAAGCTCAGCGGCACAAGTTACGCGTTCGACATAGCCCCCCGTAGATCCGGCTGCTTGATACAGATCTCGAGCACGTCCAAACAACCCCAAATGAACGCATTGATCGGCAACCGCTTCAAGGTCGCGGTGCTTCGCCTTATCTAGCTTGACGCGCTCAATCTCGTCTATCGCCATTTTGATTTCCCCGCAGATGTAGAGGGCATGAGACGCAGAAACGGCTTTGGCGATGGGAGGTAATCCTTCAGCTTCAGCTTGCTGGAACAGCCTCAATGATGCGTCAGGTTTTAACAGATACGCGCATAGGTACGCTTGCTCATGCAAAACAAATGGACGGCTCTGGTCACCGAACGGAAGTACGGCCAGAAGAGCGTCAAGTTCGTTGTAAAGGCGGCGTACCGCGATTTGATTAACCACGTGAGTGTCAGCGATCGCATCCCACATGGCTCGTCGCTGGCCGGCGAACTCGGCGATAGCCAGCTTAGGCTGTCCCTGCATAAAATCTGACTCGGAGTTAGAGCGATTGGCAAGCTTAGTTTCAATCAGCTCGGAGGTCGATACTGGTTGCCTATACACTTTATATCTCAAGCACTCATCTCACATCTTCCAATCCTTTGTGGCGCAGCACCAATCGCGTACGGTCGAGCCACGGACCGCCGAAGACGATGACCTCTGATGGCCGTCCGTACAGGTGGTGCAGCAGGAATGGGCCTTGACCAAACGTCGCGGCATCCTCGCCGGGCAGCGTAGGATCGGATCCGAGGAATATCCCGGCATGGTTCGGGTAAACCGTCCGCCCCACCTCCATCACGATCATGTCGCCGCGCTGCGGCTGGTCAACCCGGTAGAAGCCGGCTGCCTCGTAGTTGGCTTCGTACAAGCTGGTGTTGTCCTTGCTCTCCCACCAGCCGTCGTCGCGCTTGAAGGCTTCGAACTCCAGTCCCCACTCGCGCTTGTACCAATCGGCGCAGACCTGCCAGCAGTCCCACGCCCCATGTACGAACGGGCGTTTCAGCAATTGGACGTCCCCGGTCGGCATGACCGTTCGCAGGTCGCCCTCTGGCCAGCTGAGGATGTGCCACGGCAACGCCGTAGCCTCACACATGGCCAAGTCACGCGGCGAAGGTCTGCTGGTCGCGTCCGGATGCGAATGAACCACACCGATCACTTCGCCGATGTCCTCGGCCGCAGCGTATTCCTCCGGATCGATCCGAAATTCCTCGTTCGGCTCGCTGGAAACGTTGCGGCACGGGAAGTACTGCTGTTTTCGTCCGACCGCCAACAGCAGCCCGCAGCACTCTTTCGGGTACTCGGCCGCCGCGTGCGCCTGGATCGCATTCAAGATGTGCTTTCGCATGTCAGCTCCTGGCAATCAGGGATACGGCCGGGAAGCCACCGAACGGAAGCGGGTTACCCTCGCCAAAGCGCGGAATACACCCCCGGCCCAGCGTAGCGTCACACTCGTCCAGTTCAGGGTTATCGGTGGGCAATCCGTCCTTCGTGACGTAGCCGCCGGTGTATCCGCAGTTCGGACCGCGGTAACCGCCAGTCAGGCACCAATGACAGAGGGTTGTGGCCTGCCGGCCGATGGACTCGTTACCGACGTCGCCCGGGCTGGCCAACTCCCAACTGACTGTTTCCCCGTCTTCATTGGTCTTCTGGTCGATGTACCAGACCTCGATCGTTTCCTGTGTCGGGTCAGCCGTTGGGTTGCCGGCTGGGAAGTTCTCCGCATCGAGGTATGTGCCCAGTGTGTGGCGCATCGTCAGCTTGAACTCAAGTAGATCCGCGAACGCCAGGCAGAGCGCCGTGATCCG